GCAAGGGAGGGGCGGGTGCCGGGCAGGGACACCACGTTGTTGGGCGCTGTGACTGGGGGAGTGCCGCCAGCTTGGAGCTGGCCGATGATGGCCGAGGCAAGGATGTCGAAATCGAACAGCACACCCTCTTGCAGTATCCGCACGGGGCGCGGCTCAGGGTATGCAGCCTTGAAGTTAAGCGTGTCAGGCCAGCGCAGAACCCGGGCGGCATCTGCCGTCACGGTCATGTCGATCTTCAGCCCTTCCTGCTTGCACAGGCGCTTGAAGTTCTCGGCCACCGGCTTCCATGTGGTGATGTCCAGCGTGTCAGTCAGCGGCCAGTAGATGTGGTACCCGCCGCCCGAGTCCACGATGTAGGGCTGGCCTAGCTCGTGCAGCCCCGTCTTTTGCATGAAAGCGTTGAACGCTTCCATGCCGGCTTCCTTGGTGCCGTAGGTCTTGGGGCCGTCCTCGTTGCAGTCGATGTCCGCGAACAGCGACTTGATGTGCCGTGCGTTGGTAGCCTCGCGGCTGCCCGCTTCCTCGAACGTCGCCAGCGCGAAGTAGGTGTTGTACTTGGCCTCGACCCACTCGTCTACCTTCGTTTGTAATGCATCGTGCGTCTCCTCGAACTTGTGCTCTTTTCGTTTTGTGGTCAGTTCAACCGCGCAATACAACCCGTGACCGGGTGGCGGCAGAACCACCGCGAAGAACTCTTGCGGTGTCATTCGGATTCCCGGTGAGGTTACTTGGTATCGAACAGGTTCAGTTGGCGCGGGTCATCAACGCGCTTGGGCTCCTCAAACTCTCGTGCAAAGGTTTTGCGTAGCGCCTCGGCCCACTCAGCAGGCAGGGCTCCAGCGTTCATGTAAGCCATGCGCTCCAGCTCTTCGTCGCTCAGGTTGTGAGGTTGTATTCCCGGCATATTCTTCTCCACGCCTCGTCGGCGTTACTTGATGTTCTGAGGATTTCCAAGAGGAACTCGGCGCGGTCTCGATAGCCCACGAACACCTCAGTGCCCGTGAACCAGTTGTAGACCGTCTGCCGTGTCACTCCCAGAGCTTTGGCGATTTTGGTTACGGGGAAGTCATGGTAGACCGCCCAGCGCCCGAGCTGGTTACCCAGCGACTTAGGCGTCTTTGCAACCGCATCAATGATTTTCTGTGAGTAGGGCATATTGTTAGGGCGGGAGGTAGCGGGATTGCCGTCCAGAGGAAACGCTACCGTGTGCATGTGAAGGAACTTTACGAGCCATGTGCCAAGCCCGGCACACGCATAGCGACCGCTCTTGCTACCTCCCGAAACTTTTTACTCGTCGTCCCAGTCAGCGACGATGTCAGCCAGCTTGCCTTTCTTGGCAGGCACAGCCTCGGCTTTGGGCGCGGCCTTGCGAACCTCGGGCTCCTCGTCCTCGCTCACCGCAGGGGCAGCTTTCTTCTTGGGCTTGGGTGCTTCCTCTTCCTCCACCTTCGCATCCGGACGCTTGCCCTCCAACAGCATCGGCGCGGTCTTGGTCACGCCATCTGCGCCAGCAGGGGTCATCATCACGGCGCGTTGAGCCTCAACGCTTTGCGACTTGTCCTGCACGGTCTCGTACTCGTCTTCCGTCAGCCAGCGCTGGGGAGCGAAGGTCAGCTTGGGGGACTCAGCAGTCGTGTCGAACTTCATGCGGGTCACCACCATGTCGAGGTTGACCGGAGGAGTCTGCGAACCCGCCCACCGTGCGTATGCTTGCAGCGGCAGCTTGTCGCCCTCACCCTTGCCGAAGATGGAAGTGGCAGGCAGCGTGAGCTGCAGCACATCACCGCTGGGGTTGTTGGCCAGCACCAGAGCCAGACGCTGTTGGTAGCGGCAAGCGCGGGAGTTACCGTTGCCAGAGCCTGCGATGTTCTGGGGGCACTTGGCGCACGTCGATGCCTGCGGGGTCTTGATGGACTTGTCGGGGTTGTCGCCGTCATTGCTCCAGCAATCCGGGGCCACAGCGGCAGCGTCCTTGTCGTACTTACCTGCGTAGAAGATGCGGCTGACCTTGGGGGCAGCCTTGACGACGATCACATCAAGGTGACGGTCTTCGATGTTAGCGATCTCCTTGCCGCCAGAGACCAGACGGAACACGCCACCTTTGATGGAGACGCGCTTGACGCCGGGGCCAGCGACACCGCCAGCCAGAGCCAGCGTGGTTTCAGACAGTTCAGCGTTGGCTACGAACGCGGGTGCTTTTGCGGAATTGAAAAGAGTGATGTTGCTCATGGTTGCTTTACTTGGTTGGTTTGCGTACCGAAATGCTGTACTCCGAGGAGGAGTTCAGCCCGGGCGGCACGAGCCCCGGATTCTCTTCGAGAAATTGGTTCATGTTGCCCTGCGCGATGCGCTTCTCCAGCAGGTCAACCGCGTCATGCTCGACCACGAACTTCTTGAAGGAGTCCCAGTCTTGCGTGCTGTAGCGGGTGCTGACGGAGAGCACCACAGTGCCCTGCTCCGTGCGGACTGATGTGACGCCCATCGCCTTCATCATGTCCTTCATGGCGTTCTTGATCTCGTCCTGCTGCGCCTTCAGAGTCTCGATCTTGCTGTCGTACTCTTGGGTGAGCGTCGTGATCTCTGCGCGAATCTTGCGGTAAATCTTTGCGAGCCGATCCAGTGGGATCGTTTCGCTCTCAGTCTCAACTTCAGTCATTTGCTTCTCCGTGTTATTTGTCTAGGGTTGGACAGTGTACATGGTTTCAATCGTCGTGCAACTCCTTTTATTCACTGATCACGTTATTGAACATCTCGGTCAGCAGGCCGTTGTCATCAACCTTTTGGCTGAGGGCTTTGAACATTCGTTTCTCAACTGGGCTCGACTGGATATGCACCACAGTCACCTTGTCGCTGTTCTGTCCCTTGCGGTCGGCGCGGGCGCAGCACTGGATGTATTGCTCGACGCTCATCAGCGGGCCGTAGAACACCACCGTGTCGGCAGCGGTTAGGGTAATCCCGTGGGCAGATGCCGCAGGCTGCATCACCAGCACACGCGGCGACGGCTCGTTCTGGAACCTGTGGATGATCTGCGCTCGCTTGGACGCTGACACCCCGCCGTGAATCTGCTCGTTGGCGATGCCCTTCTTGGTAAGGTAGTTGCTGATGGTGTCGATGGTGCTCAGGAACAAGGCGAAGATGATGACCTTGCGGTCAGTCTCCTCCAGCACTTCCTCCAGTACCGACAGGCGGGGCGCGGAATCGAACTCCACCACCTCTCGGTCGTCTGTGTATGCTGCACCGCAAGAAATCTGGAGGAGCTTGTTCATCGCAGCGGCGGCATTGACCGCCGAGATGGTCTCCCCTGCCGCCTGCACCAGCATCTGGGTCTTGAGCGTGTTGTAGTACTTGGTCTGTTGGGGCGTCATCTCCACCTCCCGGGTCATGGTGACCACGGGTGGCAAGTCCAGACACTCAGCCTTGGTGAAGCGGATCGCAGGCTGCAGCGCATCGAACACGTCGTCCTTGGCGGTAGGCTTGGGTGCCCACTTGTATAGGGTGAGCTTGTTCATCACCTTGTCGCGCCACGCCGTGAAGAACTTGGGCACGCCCTCGGGATTGACCAGCTTGGCTAGACCGTACGCATCCACGGGGGACTGCGAGGCCGGGGTGCCGGTCATCATCCACAGGTAGGTGTTGGGGGTCAGGATCGAGTTGAGCGCCTTCCAGCGGCGGGTGGTGGGGGTCTTGTACGCGTTAGCCTCATCGACGATCACCAGATCGAACCTACCATCGGCACGCACCTCGTCGGCGATCAGGCCCAGCCCCTCATAGTTGCTGATGACGATCTCGTAGTCCTGCTGGATCATCTCGATGCGCCGCGCTGCTTTGGGATGGTGGGCGATGATGGCGCTGCGGTGGATCACGCTGTTGTTGATGTCTCCCATCCATGCGCTGTGCATGATCGACAGGGGGCACAGGACGAGAACGCGCCGCACCTTGCCAAGCTTCATCAGGTAGTCGGCTGCCCACAGGGCCGAGAGCGTCTTGCCGGTGCCGGGCTCGCTGAACACAAACGCCCTGCGGTTTATGGTGAGGAACGCAGCCGTGTCGATCTGGTGCTGCATGGGCTTGTAGCGCCCGGGCCAGTCGTAGCGCTGGGTGATCGGCGAGGGCACATTCTTCACGCCCAGATTGCGCAGCACCCGCACCTCGTCCAGCCCCCAGTAGACGGCGACTTGGTAGCCACCATCGACAGGCATCACCTTGTGTTTGGGGATGATGCTGTACTTGTGTGGGTTGCGCGTCTTGAACAGCAGCGCCTTGTTCTCAATGATCTGCACCTGCTTCTCCGATTCTTATTTGTTGTCGCCTTGATTGGCGCTCTTGCTTCGCAGTCGCAAGTTGCCGGGGGTTGTCTTACCCCCTTTGCGCAGCGGAGTCTTGTGATCGATGTCCTTGCCTGCGCGGTCGATGCCCTTCTTGTCGTAGAGGCGTCGGGCTTTCTGTCGCTCCAGTTGGTCCTCGGTCTCGCCGGTTTGTTTCTGCAGCTTGTAGGCGTGCTTGTAGTCACGCTTGTCGTTGGTCTGGGTCATGGTGGCTCCTAGTGTTTCGGGTTGAACTCGCAGCCGGTGACTTGGCACCAGCCGCACAGCGGGGTTTGTGTGGGGTTCCACACGTCGTTGGAGAAAGATGCTTCGAGGCGCGCAGTGCGCTCACGGTACTTCCACCAAAAGGCGTCCTTCTGATCACGCGTCATCGACAGCTTAACCATGTCGTTCTTCACGATGAACAGCAGAGCGCTGTTCACTTTGCGGATATGGGGGAAGTGCTCGAACACCATGAGGGACATCAGCACTAGCTGGTCGCGGTCGGGGTACTTGTTGTTGCCCGTCTTCCAGTCGCCCACCCACGCCGTGAGGTTGTCGTCGTCCACGATCAAGATGTCGGCAATGCCGCGCACCCACACATCGGGGGACTTCCACTCGGTAGGCTTGAGGTCAACCGTCAGCGCCATCTCGAACTCAGCAAGCTTGCGCCCGGGCTTGGCTAGCATGGCATCCGCAACATCCTTGAACTGCGCGTGCTCCGGGGGAATCTCTTTGCCGTCTCTGATGTACAGCTCCAATGACTCGTGTACCTGATTGCCGTAACGCGTCGCCTCTGTCTCTTGGAAGGGGTACTTCTTCAAGACCTTGACCTCGTGGTATCTGCGGGCGCAGCCCTCGTAGTCTTTGAGGCTGCTGTGTGACCATGCTGGCTTCTTCATGCGTCCATCCATTCGTCATCAGGCCAAACGATGATGGGAGTGCCCTCGCCTACATACGCGCCTTCAATGTTGAACTCGATGTACTCCCGAGCTTCCTCGGGAGTCATGCCTTGCTGTACTAGGTTTTCACGGATGATCTCCGCGTCATACACAAGCAGTTGGACTTGGCGTTGGTTGTGCCAAGTAAAGGAGACACCGACGACAGCGTTGTCGTGGCCATCGATCTTCATCATTTGAATTTTGCCGTGTTGATTGCCTTGGCTAGGCGGTTGGCGAAACGGGTCACGAACTTCTCGTTGCTATGCAGTGAGCTGCCCATGTCGTAGAGGATCGCGTGAGTCAGCTCGTGCCAGAAGGTGTCGCTTACTTCCTCGTCGGAGTATGGCTTGTTGGTCACGTTGCTTTTTGTAGCGACCGCAATCGTTCCGACTCCGTAGTACACATAGCCCATCTGCGCCTTGCGCTGCATGGTCTCGACGATCTCCACTGAATACCAGCGGTCGCCGACTTTTACTTTCTTGGGTAGTTTCATCTGCTTCTCCTTAAATACGGTTGTCCCACGCATCCACACGCGGAGCAAACGAGTCTCCAGCATAGATCACTTGTCCCGCTACACGCCGAGCCTTGCGCTCACGGTATTGGAAGAAGTGTTCAAGCTGCGGAACCTCTTGCCCGAGCTTGCGTGCGTACAGCGCTGTGTAGTTGTTGTTCAGCTTCAGGCCATCGGCCTTGTTGCTCTCCAGTGCGTGCTCAAAGCGCAGCACCTCGAAGAGCGCCTTCATCCCGTAGTGGTCGCGCCCTGTCTGCCTGATGGCAAGCGCCAAGTCCTTGAGCCGACGATACACCCACGGGTGCTCGTTGTGAAACTGCTCAAACTGCAACGCAATCCTGTCGTCCATCTACTTCTCCTGTGTTTATTTGTTCTGCATGAGTCGGAGGGTCTGCACTAGTATCCGGGCCTCGGCGACCAGCTCTAGCGCTTTCTCCTCTGCCTCTGCTAGCGTTGCGTGCAGGCACATGTCATGCGCCTCTTTGGCCATGCGCTCGATGTTCATGAGCGGCGTGGCGTAGTCAATCAATGCGGTTTCTTTCATCAGTTCTTCGCTAGTCCATATCGGCGGTGAACGCCACCGTCAGCGGCCAGAGGTATCCCCGGCATGTAGCTCGGCTCAGCGGTCATCTGCTCCAGCATCCAAGCAAACGCCTCCTTCGCCTCATCCTCGGGCACCACAGCAATCTGCTCGTCGTGAACAGTGCCGGCCACGAAGTACCTTTTAGATACTCGCAGCATGCCATCTGTCATCACGATCCGCGCAGTGCCCTGCACCACGTTGTTCGTTATCTTCCCACCATACAGGGGCGTGGCCTCCGGCCCATACACCCACCGCTTCGCACCCTTCTCATCCTTCTCTTGACGCAGATTGGGATACAGGATTCGCATGCCGTTGGGCAGTACGATCTCCTCCTTTCGGAAGGTGAGACATTTATACACCATCTCCTCGCCCCCGGCAAGGCAGCGCACCAGCATCTCCTCCATCGCACTCCAGAAAGTCTTCACAGGCCATGCTGCAGCGCGGTATTTGTCGATGATGGCCTTGGCTGTGATGCAGTGCACAAGAAGCTCCTCCGTCGTACAGATGTGGGGTATCTCCTCCATCCGCTTGACGTAGTCCTCGTTGGCAATGAACGCCTTGATCGCCTCGCCTGTCACGCCCAGCTTCTTGGCGTCTGCCTTTGTGTAGCGCAGCGGAGGTGCCCCGAGGAACCCCACCAGAAGCTGCTGTGCGAACGATGCCCACCCGAGGCCGTAGCCAGCGCCCAGTAGGGCGGACTTGGCAGACTGGCGCTCGATGGGATGGCTGTCCTTGGTCATGCCCGGGATGCCAAACATCTGCGCACCGAACTGGGCGTACGGGTCACCGCCTGAGCGGAAGATGTTTAGTAGCTCCTCGTAGTCAGCCAGCCACGCCAGCACACGCGGCTCAATTTGGGAAAGGTCACCCACCGCAAGCTGCATGTTGATAGGGGCCATGATGGCCTTGCGCAGGAAGCTCCCACGCTTTAGGTTCTGCATGTTGATGGCCGAGCCCTTGCTCGCCGTCCACCTTCCCGTGGATGCGCCGTAGTAGGACAGGGGCACAGGCAGCGCCCCTCGCTGGGAGATTTCTAGGAAGCGCTGCGCACGCGTGCGCTCCGTCGTTGACTTGACTTTAAGTCTTGCTTCGCAGAGAGCCGCAACTTCCTCATTGCTTCCATTAAGGAGCGCTTGGAAAAGCGCATCGTTCTTAGCAAGTGCGAGCGTACGCTTGCCAGTAGTCTTGCTGACCTTTGTAGGCGCTTCGACCCCAAGCGTCCGTAGGGCTTGCGCGAACTGCGGGTTCGACGCCAGAACAGATTCATCCACGCCGAGCCTGTGTAAGAGTCCTTCACGCTTTTCCCTTTCTTCCTCGATGGCATCCATCAGCATGTTCTGGTCGAGCTGCAACACCGGGCGGGTGTACATCTTGAGCGTCATGTCGATGAGGCGCAGCTCCTTGGCTGGGTAGCCCTTGCTCAGTCGCTTGAACACCTCTTCGCAGAGGAAGACATCGTGCTTGCAGTAGTCGGCCAGCTCCTTCTCAATCTCCGGAGTCAGCGTCTCCAGACCGTCGGTGGAGTGGACCGCCTTACCCTTGGCTGGGAGTCCGAAGTCTTCTGCAAGTTTGGCGAGGCTGTTACCCACCTCCACACCGCGCAGGGCACGAGCCATAGACAGGCTATCGAAAATAAAACAAGGCTGCACACCATAGCGCCACTCCAGAATAGACACGTCGAACTGCGCATTGTGGGCGAGCACTGCAGTTCGGCTCCAGTCCACGCCGCCAAGAACATCACTAAGCTCATCACCGCGCACCCAAACAATAGGCGCATCAGTACCAAACTCGCGGAGGCAAGCTCCGAATGCAATGAATCTTGGGTCACGGATGTACTCCTCGGTTGTCATCTTGGAAAG